ACGGTTTGTTCTTGATTGACGACACTAAGGATGCCGACGCGACCAACGTAGGAGAGCCACAGGACGTTTCTGTGGCGATCAAGGGCGTTATGTCAGCCGAGTCGCTAGATGCGCTTAAAGCCCAGTTTACAGCCGCCTACGCTATGTTTAAGAGTGATAAAGACGCATTAGCCAAGATTAATGCGGCTAAAGACGCTCGGAAGAAGGAGTTGACCGATGTTTGAGCAAGGGTCGCCCGAATGGTTTGCTGCGAGATTAGGTAAGGTGACAGCTTCACGTGTCGCCGATGTGCTGTCCAAAATTAAAGAAGGGGAGTCAGCTAGCCGTAAGAACTACAAAGCTGATTTAGTGGTAGAACGCTTAACCCAGCAAAAGACAGCAGGGTTTAGTAGTTCATCTATGCAGTGGGGTATAGACACAGAGCATCAAGCTAGAGCTGCATATGAGGTCACAACAGGTGATTTTGTTGAGCAGATAGCGTTTGTAGACCACCCTAGTATTGTTAACTTTGGGTGTAGCCCAGACGGTTTGGTGGGTGACGAAGGGTTGATAGAGATAAAGTGTCCTAACACGGCTACTCATTTAGATTACTTGGAAGCAGACGCACCGCCCAAGAAGTACTTTATCCAGATGCAATCACAGATGGCTGTGACTGGGCGCAAGTGGTGTGACTTTGTCTCGTTTGACCCTAGACTACCGGACGGATTGGAAATGTTGATTGTTAGGGTAAACCGCGATGACAAGTACATCGAGATAATGGAAACTGAGGTTAGTAAGTTTTTGCAAGAAGTAGACAATAAAGTCGAATCGTTAACCAAAAGGAATGACAAATGAGCGTTAAGTACGAAGTGATTGCAAGCACCGGAACCTACACAAACAAGCAGGGCCAGGAAAAGAAACGGTGGCTAAAGTGTGGAGTTGTGATGGAAACCAAGAACGGTGGGTTGGCAATGAAGCTAGAGGCTGTGCCAGTTGGTTCAGACGGTTGGTTCACGCTGACAGAGCCAAAAGAGTACGAGCCTAAATCATCGCCTAGAAATGTGGCTGATATAGATTCTGACGTGCCTTTCTGATGCCAGCGAACGAAAAACAGGTTGGTGGCAACCACTACCAATCGGCTATCCAGACTTGGGACTACATCCTGTCCCATGATCTGGGTTTCTTGGAAGGCAACATAATTAAGTACGTCACCCGCTACCGCAAAAAGAATGGGGTGCAGGATCTGGAGAAAGCCTTGCACTATCTCAACAAACTGATAGAAGTGGAACATGATCGACTACAGCACACACACACTGACACTAACTGCCCTGATGAACCGGATGAAAAAGCAGTTGCTGAAAAACAACATAGATCAGGCCCACGAAACTTCTTTGGAGATGCAGGCAGAGTGCAAGCTGTTAACGAATGCGATCAAACATTTATTCCCCGAAAACTTGGAGACATAATATGAAATACATTGCCTGCGCTAGTTTCTTTATCATCTTAGGGTGGGTAATCTTGTTGCTGATGGCTATCGAAAATGGATGATATCCGAGCCTATGAAAAGCTAATAGCTGCTGTTGTTGCTTCCGCTGTTGCAGATACCTTTCTACCGCCTTTGGATACCGAGCACGGGTTAAAGCTACAGGAGGACGTGGCTTCAGCCTTTGAGTTTATCTACGAGCACGGTGGCCCGTGGTTAGAGATGATAGACATAGACCCCATCGCCTTTAAAAACCAAATGGACAGACAGATGTATAGCGTTACTGATGCCAATATCTTTAAACCGAACGCGCAAAGGGGATTTGAGATAGACGACAACAAGCGCAGAACGTTCAAAATTAACTATCAATTGTGGAATAAAGAAAAAGTTGCCCGCCTTAGCCTTGCTACCACAGAGTAACGATAATGCAACGTACAATACTTCGCCTTACCGCAGACAGGTCTCGTGTCATCGAAATGATAGCACAAGCACCAGATGGCTACGTGGTGGAGATCAGGCAGACATCTCGGACGCTTGAACAAAATGCGCTTTACTGGACGACTGTTCATGAGATAGCGGAATCTATGCGTATAGATGGCAAAGCGTTTACACCACAAGTGTGGCACGTTTACTTTAAGCAGCGGTTCCTGCCAGGCAAGATTATTGAGCTACCAAACGGGCAGCTGATGGAGTCAGACCCTAGCACCACCGATCTTACAAAAGAAGAATTTACAGACTTTATCAACAGTGTGTTACTTTTTAAGGAAGAAAACCAATGAGAACAATATTAGCCCTAGTGTTGACTATGTCGTTTACGGCAGCACACGCCGCCTGCACCACCCAGATATTTATGGTTGGTGGTAAGACAACCATCTGCAATACCTGCTGTAATGGCACATCTTGCACAACGATCTGTAACTGATATGCATATTCGATATTTAATCATCAGGCATATTAAGCATAAAGGCGCTTGTTATGTCAAGGATATTGCACAAGAGTTTTCAGCAACTAAGTCTCGTATTACTTACCACCTTAAAATACTAAAATACGAAGGCAGGATACACATATCAGAATGGAAATCAGATACCGGTGGCACACCACGAGCGCTATGGTCGATGGGCAACAGCCCCGATGCAGACAGACCTAGTGCTAATCAAACTAGACACATGCGAAGAAAATTATTAACCATCATCAAAATTCAACCGGACATTGCATCATCATGGCTACAGCAACAACCCTACCAAGTGGTCAGGAAGTACATACGGATTCAGAGGAGTGGAGGGCTTGGTGTGAGGCAAAACACGTCTGCAAGCTACCGGACAGAGACAGCAGACAGCGGTACATAAACACCATCCGCAGGGTTCGTGGCGATCAAGCAGCAAATGACTTACAGGAGAATGTTCGTGTCGCATGGAACCTACAGAAGTCCTAAGTTGCTAAAGCTAGTAAGAGAGGTGCCGGAGTGTATGTCCTGTGGGAATTACAACGATGGGACTGTGGTCGCCGCCCACTCTAACCAGTTGCGAGACGGTAAGGGCAGAGGCATAAAAGCTCAGGACTATAGGATAGCGGCTATGTGCAATATTTGTCATATGGAGCTTGACCAAGGCAAGAACCTGAGTAAAGCAGAACGTGTGGAAATGTGGGAAGAAGCACACCGAAAGACAATAGGCTGGTTATTTGAATCTGAAAAGGTAAAGATATGAGCATAAGAGATCGTTTGGTTAACTGGTCGTTTGCAGTGCAAGGTAGCACAGCACCCCAAGGCCCAGATACTTGTGCCAGTGCCGAACGGTTTTACATACCAGAGTCAGGAGACGTGTGGGGCGACGATACGGAGGACAGGATAGAGCCTGACCTGTTAGACGCAGAGCTAGTAGAAAAGTGCGTGTGCGAGCTTAACGCCACTCTCAGGGCTGTTATCAAGGCTAGATATATCAGCTTTCCATACGAGTCAGAGTATTACTGTAGTCACCGAGTACGCATGAACTATAAAAAATTTAAGGAGAGGTTAGATGAAGCACACAGAAGACTTAGCAAGAAACTTGGAGAGTGAGTTCATATATACAAAGACTGGAACTTGCATATCTGTACGTTGGCGTGCACGAGGATGGGTTCCTGCTAGCGAGCAACCGGAGATACAAAAGAAGTGGGATATGTACAAAGCACTGTCGCTCAGAACGCTGACCGAGGAGAAGGCATGAAAAAAAGAACTAAGGTTCCGCACCTGATAAAAGAGTGCATTGCCGCTGGTATGACAGACTCGGCAGAGATTGCTAAAGAGATTGGCTACAGTAAAAGCCATGTTGTCTCAGTCATAGGCGAGATGATTGCTAATAAGGATTTGATACGCATCAAACTAAACAACCAGAAAGCGTTTAAGTTTGGGCACACTACCAGGTTGCACGACCCGTTTAACCTTTGTAAGCCTGCTTACCGTCAAGATAAGGCAGCGTAACAACCATTTGTGTGCCATTAACGACCAATTAAAGGGCTTAATGACCTAAATACGCTACATTAGGAAAGAGAAATGAGCGGACACTGTGGGATATGCGGGGAAACGATTTGTGTTTGTGATGAGAAGATTGAAACGATTAATGAGGAGAAACGCATGAGCATTGAGGCAATGAAGCTGGCGTTAAAAGCATTGCAAAACACACGCACACACCCGTTAACTGACGCAGAACAGTATGAGATAGAGATGGACGCCATGGAGGCGCTAGATGACGCGATTGAAGATCAGCGCGAGCGCATTGTATTTCCCACCATGCTACGCAAAATGTGGTCTGGCGGAGAGGTGCAACAGTGGCTTGATGAGAATGTGAACGGAGGTAGTGGTGTCAATTGAGGCAATGAAAAAGGCGCGATTGGTGCTTTATACAGCAATTGTTGAAGCCAAACTTAAGGAAAAAAACAGATGATAAGTTACTCAACAAATTGGATGGGTCCGAGCAACACTGACTGGATCGCTAAGAACGGCGACTGCTGGGCAGCGGGAAGGATAGACGTATATACGGACGAAGGATACCCTCAGGAGATCGCCTTACCGCCTATGCACGACAGAGACTGGGAGCGGTTTTCACGGTGGCTAGAGGGTTTTGAAACGGAAGAGATGTGGACACTAACTATGCTGGTCTCTGAGTATGAGAAAACCCACTTACCTATTTTATGGGTAAAGGAGAAGGAACATGTCCCAAGACAACGAGCTAACCCATTATGCGGTAACGACTAACTTTCTTTGATTCGCACCTGAATGCACTTACCGTCAAAAGCGATAACAGCAGGGTCGGATGCCAGTTGCCTACTTGCCCCAGCCAACA